ATTTTTCTCCGAGGGGGATTTTTGAGAGAACAAAACCATATTTAACCCGCCTTAAAGTCGGTCGGAACCCTTGAGACTAGCAAGGGAACCCGTAAACAACTACATAGAACTATATTCATTCTAAAAGAAACTCCAGCTAAACTTTTCAAAGAGTCATTAGGAGCTGTAATTTTATAAGATAGGGTGAGCAAATTGGGAGACAGGATGCCAAAACCTGGCCGTCGATCAAGGCGTCCGGCTAAAACACCAGAAGAAAGAGAAAACCAACTCATTTCTTTGGCATTGGATCTTGCTGAGAAACAAATTCGTGAAGGAACTGTCTCGGCACAAGTCTTGACTCACTACTTGAAGCTAGGTACCGAACGAGAACGGCTCGAGAGAGCCAAGATCGAGGCGGATACTAAAGTGGCAGCGGCCAAGGTCAAGGCTGCGGCTGCGAACGAACGACTTGAATCTCTTTACGAGGACGCCCTCAAGGCTATGCGTAGTTATTCGGGTCAACACACTGAAGAGGTAATCGACGATGAAGAGGAGCTATAGAGAACTTCGGAGAATGAGCGATTTTCGAGATCGGTTTAAGTATCTAGCCCTGCACGGTGAGGTGGGGCGAGAAACTTTCGGGTTCGACCGATATTTGAATCAACAGTTCTACAAATCTTCGGAGTGGCGACAAGCTCGTAACGATGTTATTGTCCGAGACAACGGCTGTGATCTAGGTGTCGAGAGTCATCCCATTGTTGGGAAGATTCTGGTGCATCATATTAATCCGTTGACTCCAGATGACATCATTCATAGTACTGATTACCTTTTCGACACGGACAACCTTATTTGTTGTACGATCAGAACCCACAATGCAATTCATTTTGGAGACGAAAGTCTCCTTCCCAAGCCTTTTGTCGAACGACAACGAGGCGACACAAAACTATGGTAGGAAGGAATACCAATGTCTAACGATAATCTCGAAAGCGTCACCACTGTACGACCTGACAACCTCGAAGTTGAGAACAACCAGGACGATTCTGTGGAAAAGAACTCTGAGGAGGGCGCGAAGACTCACGAAGTTGTTCTGGGCGACAGCCTGACGACTATTTCTGTGAAGTACGATATTCCGAAGGACGTTCTCATTAAGCTGAATGATATTGAGGATCCAAATGTTTTGACTCTCGGCCAGAAGCTTAAGCTCACCGAGGAGTCTTAACCAACTCTAAGGAGTGAGTCGTGGAAACAAGTATTCTAAAATCGACTAAGAAGGTTTTAGGTTTACCTGCCGACTACGATGCGTTCGATGTTGACATCGTAATGCATATTAATGCGATTCTCTCTAACTTAAACCAGATTGGCGTTGGTCCCGAAGAAGGTTTTTCGATTGAAGATGAAACTGCAACGTGGAACGATTTTCTGGGCGATGATCCAAACCTAAACAACGTTAAGAGTTACGTATATCTTAAGGTTCGTCTTCTGTTTGATCCGCCACAAAACTCGAACATCACCAACGCTATCAATGAGCAGATTAAAGAGATTGAATGGCGGGTTAACGTTTATAAGGAGAACAAGAAATGGGTCTCAGCTACTCCGACTACCTAGCCCATTATGGAGTCAAGGGTATGAAGTGGGGTGTTCGTAAGCGTCGGAAGACTGGCGGATCTGAACATCATTCTAGTGACCACAAGTCTGCCAAGGCTGCGGAAAGCAAAGCCAAGAAGTATGGCGCTGAATCTCTTTCTAATAAAGAATTAACCGAGATTCAAAACCGTGCAAATTTGAAGCGTAATACTCGAACCTTCGACAAGACACACGATCGTCTATCCAAGGATAAGTCGACGACAAACACCATTAACAAGGTTAGTCGGAAGAAGGGTACTCGATCTCTGAGCAACGAAGAGCTAGAAACAGCAATTCGTCGCATGGAGTTGGAGAAGCGATACGACACTTTGAAGAAAGAAAATTCCAAAGTCTATCAAGGTCGATCTTTCGCCCAAGAGATGGCTATGGATGTTGTTAAGGATCTGGCTACGTCTGCGATGAAGGACGCTGTGAAGAGCTCCTTCCAGGCGGCTACCAGTAATAGTGGCGAACGACCACGTCGTCGTTACACTGCTCGACAGTTAGCAATCGGTCGATAATTTTAGGAGGTGAGTTTTGACTCTTTCAAATACTGCAACCCCGCAATACTATGGGGAATTTCGAGAGAAAGTACTGTCTGGTGAGATCCCTGTAAACCGCGAGATCGCCATGGAGATGAATCGGATCGACGCTTTGATTGCCGACCCGAAGTATTACTATGACGACCAAGCGATTGACGGGTATATTGCGTTTTGTGAGAACGAACTCACCTTGACCGATGGATCGGACTTATTTCTTCTTGATACATTCAAACTGTGGGCCGAACAGGTTTACGGTTGGTACTATTTCGTCGAGCGAAGTGTGTATCAGCCGACCCCCGGTAACCACGGCGGGCGTTATGTCACAAAGCGGATCAAGAAGCGACTAACTTCTAAGCAATACTTGATCGTGGCTCGTGGCGCCGCTAAGTCTATGTACTCATCTACTCATCAGTCTTACTGGCTGACAGTAGATACCTCTACGACTAAGCAGATTGTCACCGCTCCAACGATGAAGCAGGCTGAGGAGATTCTGAGTCCGATCCAAACTGCGGTTACTCGTGCTCGAGGTCCTTTGTTCAAGTTTATGACCGAGGGTAACGTTCACAACACCTCGAACAAGTTCGCCCGAGTCAAGTTGGCGTCTACCAAGAAGGGCGTCGAAAACTTCTTCACGGACTCCATCGCGGAGATTCGTCCAATGTCTGTCGACAAGCTTCAAGGTTCTCGATCCAAAGTTTGTACAGTGGACGAGTGGCTGTCTGGTGACGTTCGTGAGGATGTTGTAGGTGCACTGGAACAGGGTGCTTCCAAGGTTGATGACTATTTGATCATCGCAACCAGCTCGGAAGGTACGGTTCGTAACGGACCAGGCGATACCATCAAAATGGAGTTGATGGACATCCTTCGTGGTGACTTCTACGCTCCACATGTGTCGATCTGGTATTACAAGTTGGATGATGTGAGTGAAGTAGCAGACCCTCGTATGTGGGTTAAGGCTCAACCGAACTTGGGCAAGACCGTTAGCTACGAGACGTATCACAATGACGTAGAGCGAGCTGAAAAGGCTCCGGCTTCTCGTAATGATATTCTCGCTAAGCGATTCGGGATCCCGATGGAGGGCTTGACTTACTTCTTCACTTACGAAGAAACTCTTCCACATCGTCGCAATGAGTTCTGGAAGATGCCTTGTGCGATGGGCGCCGACTTGTCTCAGGGCGATGACTTCACGGCGTTCACGTTTTTGTTCCCATTGGGTGACGGGTCCTTCGGCGTTAAGACTCGAAGCTATATTACGTCTTTGACTTTAAGCAAGCTCCCTTCAGCAATGCGCCTCAAGTACGAGGAGTTCATCAAAGAAGGAAGTCTTCATGTTCTCGAGGGAACAGTCTTGGACATGATGGAAGTGTACGACGACTTAGATGCTTATATTATGGCGTCTGAGTTTGATGTTCGTACACTCGGCTTCGATCCCTACAACGCTCGAGAGTTTGTCGAACGATGGGAAGTTGAGAACGGTCCGTTTGGAATTGAGAAAGTCCCACAGGGCTCTCGAACCGAGTCGGTTCCTCTGGGTGAGCTGAAGATCCTGAGCGAAGAACGAATGCTGTTGTTTGATCAAGAGCTGATGTCTTTCGCAATGGGAAACGCAGTCACCATCGAGGACACAAACGGTAACCGCAAGCTTCTAAAGAAGCGTAGTGATGAAAAGATCGATAACGTGGCGGCCATGATGGATGCTTACATAGCTTACAAAGCCAATAAGGAGGCTTTTGAGTAATGGACAAATTACTTTTGTCTGAAATGACTTATGACGATTACTTAGCCCACATGGGCGTAAAAGGCATGAAGTGGGGTGTTCGGAAGAGCGAGAACCGAAGCGGGTCTTCTCGTCAAAATGGAAGTAAAACCCCCTCCAGCTCTTCTGGAGAAAGCAAGACTACAAAACAAAAAGCGAAGGACTTTTACGGAAAGCACAAGTCTACAATTAACGCTGCCGCAGGTGCAGTAACTGTTGCGGGTGCAGTTGGTGTCGGCTATGCTCTAAAGAGCAAGCAAGCTAACTACGGAAAGCACACAGTCAAGAGCGTGAAGAAGAACGGGTCGCTGGAGATGGGCCGAACTGTTTCTAGCATCACGAAATTGCACCAACGGCAAGCAGTGTCTGATGCGATTGCCAAAGAGGTTGTTACTACTAAGAACTTCGATCGAGACCACGTTCTCCAAAGTCTTATGACAAAACAGGCGGAGGGGCAGGACCTTCTAAAGAAAGGAACGCTCACCCGTTTGGAGCAAGGTCGTTTGGATAAGGCTATGTTTGAAAACGGGCTAAACTCTAAACACAATAAGGTTGCGTTGGGCTTGGCTATGAACATTGCTCAGAACCAACCTAACGGCTACGACATCAACAAGGCTTACGGTATAGGAAAGCGTCGACACGCTAAGAAGGGGTAGGTTGTTATGGAAATTACATACGACTGCTACTTAGCCCACTACGGTGTTAAAGGAATGAAGTGGGGCCTTCGTAAGCGTCGAGATAGTTCTTCTAGCGGCACAACTAAGCGTAGTTCTTCTCAATCCACAGGTGAGACGAACAAACACGAGAAAACTAAAAAGATCGCCAAGGGCGCTGCGGCTGCCGCAGTTGTAGCCGGTGGCGTCGCTCTTGCGTATGCCAATCGCAACAACCCTTCGGTTCGTCGAGGTTTGAATTCGGTTGCTAAGTTGGGCAATCGGATGAAGAACAAGACGGTTGACTCTGTTTACGATGTCAAGCTTAATCGAATGGCGAAGCGTGGCCAGAAGTTTAATTCTCAGAGTCAATTTACCGGTAAGAATATTTATGAGGTTGCTAACATGACTGCTCCAAAGCAAACTCGTAAGTCAAAACCTCAAGTTGATCGAATGATGAAGAAGGTGGACGGCGGTCGTTCTTACAAGGATGCATTAGCTGATGAAGCTGTTCGCTATGGCGCCAAGCTCACCGGCCAATACGCCAAGGAAAAGGTTCGTCGAAAGTTTTCTCGACAATCTTAAATCAGTTATTTAAGAAAGGAGGTGAGCATGGGTAAAATTCAGAATTATATTCAACACGCTTGGAACGCTTTCCAAGACAAGAACAATAATCCACTGGAAACAAGTTATGAGCTAGGTCAGTACCAGTCAATGCGTCCTGATCGACCTCGACTTCGCATTTCTAATGAGCGTACGATTGTCACGCCGATCTTAACTCGACTGGCGATCGACGTTGCTGCCGTCGACCTCAGACACGCGAGGGTTGACGAAAACGAAAATTTCGTGGAAGAAGTAGATAGTGGTTTGACCAATTGTCTACGTTTCGAAGCGAACATCGATCAAGCATCTACAGCCTTTAAGCAAGATGTTGCTTGGACTTTGTTTGATCACGGTGTTGCAGCTATTGTTCCGGTGGACACGACGCTGAACCCGGACAAGACTGGCGGGTACGACATCAAGACACTACGTGTAGGAGAAATTACTGCGTGGTATCCGAAGCATGTTAAGGTTAATCTCTATAATGAGAACCGAGGTATGCGGGAAGAAATTGTCTTACCTAAAAGTTATGTGGCGATCGTAGAGAATCCGCTATATTCTGTTATGAATGAGCCGAACTCTACGCTCAAGCGTCTTATGCATAAGTTGACTTTGTTGGATACTATTGACGAGCAGCAAGGTTCCGACAAACTGAACATGATCATTCAGCTCCCTTATGTCATCAAGTCTGAGGCCCGCCGAAAGCAGGCTGAACAACGACGAGATGATATTGAGATGCAGCTTCGTGAGAGCAAGTATGGTATTGCCTATACTGATGGTAGTGAGAAGATCACTCAGCTCAATCGATCCATCGAGAACGACCTTCCTCAGCAAGTTGAGTCCTTGACTAATCTCTTGTACAGTCAGCTTGGTTTGACGAAGGACATCATCGACGGAACTGCATCCGAACAAACTATGCTGAATTATCAAGCTCGAACGATCAAGCCAATCATGAAGGCGATCTCAGAGGCTATGACTCGAACGTTTCTAACCAAGACGGCTCGCAGTCAAAACCAGATGATCCTCTTCGGCTTCAATCCGTTCGAGTTGGTTCCAGTCAACAACATTGCGGAAATTGCGGACAAGTTTACTCGTAACGAAGTTCTCACTGCTAACGAGATTCGTTCGGCGATCGGATTCCGACCGTCTACGGATCCTAAGGCAGACAAGCTTCAGAACAGTAACATGCCCCAGCCGCAGGAGCCCCCGCCACCTTCGGATGAAGATCTCGATACACCAATGCTATAGACGTAAGAAAGGAGACTGTCAAAATGGAACCAGATTTTAGTGGTTACGCCACGAAGTCCGGATTGCGTTGCTCTGACGGTCGAACTATTATGCCTGGTGCTTTCGCCGACCAGGACGGGACCAAGGTTCCTCTAGTCTGGCAGCATGGGCATAGTGATCCAAACAATGTTCTGGGTCACGCTGTTCTAGAAAACCGAGACGACGGTGTTTACGCTTACGGTTTCTTCAATGATTCCGACTCCGCAGACACCGCTCGATCTCTTGTTAAGCATGGCGATATTACGGCCATGTCCATCTTTGCTAATCGACTTGTTGAAAAGTCTCGAAACGTAATGCACGGGTTTATTCGAGAGGTAAGCCTCGTGTTGTCTGGTGCAAACCCAGGCGCTCTCATTGACAATGTCAATATCCAGCACTCCGATGGGTACACCGAGTACCTTGAAGACGAGGCCGTTATCTATACCGGTCTTGAATTGGAGCACGCTGACCAGTCAACCACTAACAACGTTTCTCAGGAGGAAACTGAAATGGCTAAGAACCCAAACAATGGTAACAACGCTGGCGGTAACGGCGAGAAGACCGTACAGGACGTCTTCGATTCCATGACCGAAGAGCAGCAGAACGTCGTCTACTACATGATTGGCGCTGCTTTGGAAGACGCCGGTGTTTCTGCCGATGGCGATCAGGCCAATACTGAATCCGATGATGAAGAAGAGGAGGAGCTGGCTCAGTCCGGTTTCGCCGCTGATGGTACGCCCTACATCTCCCACAAGGAAGCTTTTGAAATGACCCGAAACGTATTCGAAATGGCCAACCAGAACAACAACTCTGGTGACTCCATCCAGCACTCCGCCTCCCTGTCCCACTCCGACGTCGAGAACATCGTCAAGGACGCTCGCAAGACCGGCTCCCTGAAGGAAGCGTTCCTGGAGCACGCAGCTGAGTACGGCATTGAGGACATCGACTTCCTCTTCCCGGATGCTCGTAACATCGAGAACTCCCCTGAGTTCCTGAAGCGCCGCGACGAGTGGGTTGCTTCTGTGATGGGCGGCATCAAGAAGTCTCCGTTCTCCCGCATCAAGTCCACCGTCGCCGATATTACTGCCGAAGAGGCTCGTGCTCGAGGCTACGTAAAGGGTAACCTCAAGAAGGAAGAGGTCATCAAGCTCCTCCGTCGTAAGACCGAGCCGACCACCATCTACAAGAAGCAGAAGCTTGATCGCGACGACGTTCTGGATATTACCGATCTCGATGTCATCGCTTGGATCAAGGCTGAGATGCGCATGATGCTCGAAGAGGAAGTTGCTCGTGCAATTCTGATCGGTGACGGCCGTTCTGAGATCTCTGATGACAAGATCGACGAAGATCGCATCCGCCCGATCGCTAACGATGACCCGATGTACGCTCACCGCGTTACCGTCCCGACCGATGCTAACGCCGAAGACACCATCGAGGCTCTGATCCGTGCTCGCGCTAACTACCGTGGATCTGGTCAGCCAACCCTGTACACCACTCTGCCTAACCTGACCGACATGCTCCTCCTCAAGGACAAGATGGGTCGTCGTCTCTACACCTCTCAGGATGCTCTTGCTTCTGAGCTGATGGCTAAGGAGATCGTCCCCGTCGAGCCGATGGAGCAGACCGACATCTTCGCTATCTATGTCAATCTGAATGATTACACTGCAGGCGCTGACAAGGGCGGCGAAGTCTCCATGTTCGATGACTTCGACATCGACTATAACCAGCACAAGTACCTCATCGAGACCCGTATGTCCGGCGCTCTGACCAAGCCGAAGTCTGCTGTGGTTGTTCGCCGTCAGAAGGGCAAGCTGGTCACCCCGAAGTCCCCGTCCTTCAACTCTAACACCAACACGGTAACCATCCCGAAGATTGAGGGTGTTGAGTACACCATCGAGGGTTCCCCGGTCACCGGTGACAAGGTGATCACTGCTACCACTGAGGTTGACGCACATGCTGCGTCCGGCTACAGCTTCGAGCCGAACACCGTAGCTAACTGGACCTTCGTTCCGGCTAAGAAGAACGACGCCTAAGGACTGAACACATATGCCTAAGTTCTTCGGAAAAGTTGGCTATGGAGAGTCTGTAGAAAAACCTGAAGGCTCGGGCATATGGGTCGATGATATTCGAGAGATCTCTTATTACGGCGACGTTGTAAGGGATACTCGAAACATCAGCCCCTCCGAGAGCGTGAACGATGACCTGACCGTCGGCAACTCTATTAGTATTGTTGCCGATGCGTTTGCGTTCGAACATTTCTTCAAAATGAAGTATGTTGAATGGAGCGGGGTTCTCTGGAAAGTTTCCGAGGTTGAAGTTCAACGACCTCGTCTTATTTTGCGGTTAGGTGGTGTCTATAATGGGCCGACGGCTGGATCTCCAGAAACGTCTGGTTGATATTCTCGGTAACGACAGGGTCTATTTTCAACCACCATCTAACATCAACATGGTTTACCCATGCATTGTATATTCTCTGGAAACGTATGACACCAAGAAAGCCGACAATATTTCTTACCATGTAAGGGATCGGTATCAGGTGACTTATATTTCCAGGGACCCCGATAGTAAGATACCCAAAAAGATCGCGCAACTGTCTTTGGCATCTCACAATTCCCGATTTGTTAAAGACAATCTGTATCACGACGTTTTTACACTCTATTTCTAGGAGGAATAGACAATGACGAAGCTTGTTTGGGATGCCTCTGGCACCCGCACTTATGAAACTGGTGTTGACCACGGCGTCCTTTACTTGGATGACGATAAGAAGGGTCGTTACGGCAAGGCCGTCGCCTGGAATGGTCTCACCACCGTTACTCAGTCTCCTTCCGGTGCTGAGCCAACCCCGCTGTATGCGGATAACATCAAGTACCTGAACCTGACCTCCGCTGAGGAGTTCGCAGCCACCATCGAGGCTTACACCTACCCCGATGAATTTGCCGCTTGTGATGGTTCCTACGTTGTTCCGTCTGCGGGCAAGCTGTCCAACCCGTTCTCCGGTATTACCATTGGTCAGCAGCCTCGTAAGCAGTTTGGTTTCGCTTACCGCACCATCAAGGGCAACGATGAGCAGACCAACGATTACGGCTACAAGCTCCACCTCGTTTACGGCGCCACCGCAGCTCCGTCCGAACGAGCTCACGCTACTGTGAACGACTCTCCTGAGGCAATCACCTTCAGCTGGTCCGTGTCCACCACCCCGGTGGCTATTCAGGGCCATGATGATCTGAAGCCAACTGCTTTGGTTGAGCTGGATTCCACTGTTCTTCCGAAGAAGTTCATGGATGCGGTCGAGGCTAAGCTGTTCGGTAGCAAGGAAGAGGACGGCAAGCTCCTTCTCCCGCATGAGATCATCGATCTCTACAACACCACCATGAAGGCTGGCGGAACCAGCGGTGGCGGTACTTCCAATAGCACCCCGTCTGGCGGCGCTAGCCAGTAATTTTAATTCCTACTGAGACAAAGGAGGGGCGTTGATGCTCCATCTAAAGGTTGTCATCTCTGAGAAGTATAACTCAGAGACTAATGAGTTCGTGACAGACGAGTTTGATCTTGACATGGAGCATTCTCTCCTTTCTTTGTCAAAATGGGAGTCAGAACACGAGAAGCCGTTTGCGACGGATGATGAAAAGACTCCAGAAGAATGGCTCTCGTATTTCAAACTTATGACTATCACCCCCAATGTTCCAGACGATGTTTATAATTGTCTTAGTTACGAGAACATGGTTGATATTAAAAACTACATAGAAGCTAAGCGCACCGCGACCTGGTTCCGGGACACTCGAAACCCATCTTTGAACAAAGCCACGATCACATCCGAGCTTGTATATTATTGGATGTTCTCTTATGGCATCCCCAAGGAATGTGAGAACTGGCACTTCAATCGTCTGATGACTTTGATTCGAGTATTCAGTGTTAAGAACCAGCCTGAAAAGAAGAAGTCGCAAGCAGAGATAGCCGCTGAGAACAGGGCACTCAATGCTAAACGAAAGGCGCAACTTAAAACTAACGGTTAGAGAGGAGGATCTATGGCTACCGTTATTGATTTTTCAGCAGCTCTGCCTTCCGTCGAATCTTTGAAGAAAAGTGGACACGAAGGTGTCATGCTGTACTGCTCTCCCGCTCGTCAGGAGTGGATGCGAGCTAAGCAACCGCCAAAGTCTTACGTCGACTCTCTAGCCAAGAATGGAATCAAGTTTGCATTCGTCTGGCAGTTCCGAGGCGGCGGAAGCAACCCCAGCAATGCTGACACCGCTCGTGGTAAAGCCGGAGGTATTGAAGATGCAAAGCTTGTCTCTCGCTATCTCCATTCCATTGGACGAGAAAACCTTCCAGTTTATTTCGCAGTGGATTTCGACGTCTCCCTGGATTATTGGAATTCTACTGTTTCTCAGTACTTCCGAGGTGCAGGAG